AATTCCGGATAAACACTCTGGGAAATTGTCTGGCCAACCATCGCTATCCATCCGGTCGGTGGTGTATCTGTCGGCCACGGTAAAGGGACTCCGACAGGCGCCGATTGATTACATAATACGTTAATGGCCGCCAATGCTTGAGCATCGTTCGCAGAATCGAGAGTCAAGCTACCGCCCTGCACCAAGTTAACCAGTTCACGCTGAATGGTATTAAACCACGCGGCAGGCAATATAGTGGGCGATACACCACCAGCGACATTGCCGTCGGTAAATTCACCGTCGCTATCGGCGGTGCTCGTAATATTGCCAATTTTTTGCATAGCAACCTCTCGCCAATTTAGGCGATAACTGAATGTTGGAATCATTATTCGGCGTAGCCGAATTTCACTATAGTATGGGACGGTGATAGTTTAGACAGCCGGCATTCGAGCCGTTTGTTGCCCCAGGAACGTAGCGGGTCACCACAATAGCTCAGTCCAGCCTGGGCATAGATGATGGTGGTTTCCGGCGCGTTTACCCGCCAAACAAACGGCCATTCATCTCCGTTCAGCGCATCCCCGCAAACCGACATCCCAGAGCGGGCCTGACGGAACTGAGTAATGGTGATGGTATAGCCGAGAGTTTCGGCTACGCTGATAAAATACTCTATTGACTGGCCGCCCGTACTGAACAGTTTGGCCACCACTGCCGCCTGGCGCAGCGCTATGCTGTCCGTCTCACCGATGGCACAATCATCTGGCAGTCCGAGCGTTTTTTCCCACTCCGCCAGTAAAATGGTGGCCGTTTTGGGGAACGCCCCGACCAAGAGCGCCTGAGCTGCGTCATCACTCGCCTGAAAACTACCGGCCAGCGCCGTCAATACGGCAATTTGTACGGCGTCCGGATCACGAGGCCAAACCGAACCCGTCGGCATCAACCCCTGCAGAGCGGCCGTATAATCATTCGTGGAGTACAGGCTCATAAATAGGTCACCGTACCGCGCACCGGCATACCACCGGTAGGCATGACGATATTCGCCACCGGCGCAGTCAGGATAAATCCCTCAGTGCCACTAATATCGGCGATGGCGGCCAGAATATCCGATAGGTAAATCGTTCCGCCCGGCACGCCATATTCAAAAAACACATTATCAATAGCCGCAGCGATGGCCGACGTGATGTCGCTGCCGGCGCTCGATAGCCCGCTGATAGAGAAATTAACCAACGTTTTAATCGGTGAACAGACATAGACGACTGCCGTTACAGGCTGTAGCGGATAAATATAGTCCGCCACCCGACCCTGATCGCCGGTGGCTTTCACAGCACCCCAACTATCCAGTGATGATATTCCATCAGTTCCCGTCGGAAACCCGCCATCGTTACTGGTGCTGTCGCTATCCAGCATGATATAGACGCCCACCGTACCGGCGCCCATTAGCCGCGGGGCGGTCCAGGCCCGGGTAACCCCGGAGACTGTCAGCGCCCAGGACTCGTAATCATCATCATTACCGCCCTGGGGTGTGTTCTGATAGGCCAGCAACATGCGGGAACGAAACGCATCTTCCCTCTCAATATCCGCCCCGCCGGTTATGGCCGCGGCGGCAGTTGCTTGGCTATCGATACCCGACGCTGCGGCGTCCAAAGTCAAAATAGTGTTAATCGGAGCGTTGCCAGCCTCCCCACCGCCGGTAGTGTCCTCAGTGGGATCAGGCAAAACAGCGGTAATAGAGCCGGAGGCGATTCCATCCGTACCTATCGTGATCCCCGCGTCCAGGGTATATTGGTAGCCATCGCTACGATTGAGGACTACGCCAGCTGATAAGGTGGCCTCGGAAGTTCCGGTAAGGGTTACCGCTGGACAGGTGGCGGCTGTGGCGGGCTTACGGGTAACATTTTTCAGCGCCGCCCAGGCCGCCATGTTTTCATCGGTCGCGGTAAACGGTACACCTTGTTTGGCGATCCAGTCCAGATAACCATAATGCAAGTACGCTAAGCCAGCGTCCGCGTCACCCAAAATGCCCAGGTTGGAAAATCTGAGCAGCGCGCCGATGTTTTTCAGTTCCGACTGGATAAAAGCCTGGTTCCGTGACCGCAATTCGGTCAGCGTTGGTCGATTAAAAGGCATGAGTTACTCCCAGACCCAGGAATATTTGAAAGTGGTGTCCGTGCCGTCGGGTTTGATGAAGACGATTTGCATGTATAGGCGGCCCGGGTAAACGATTTGGGTGGTGATCGTGATACTGGCCACTACATCATCATCCAGCAGCCACTGAAGCGCCTCTTTAGCGTAGTCCTCGGCTTTACCTGCAACGGCATGGGTGAGTTTTTGGCGCTTCAACAGCCATAACCGGGAACCGATGGCATAATCCGCCCCGCTATCGCCCCACCAGCCGCGGCGATCATCTCCATCATAATCGTCGTCCGCACGAGCCTGGCGATCGGTAAACAAACTGATCAGGACGGCGGTTTTTAAATCGCTGCCGCTGAGCAGATCGCCGGTTGACTCCTGCCAGTCGCCGACAGAGTTATCGCTATCCCAAACCGTTGTGATGTCGGTCATTCTACGGGGTTCCCTGTAGTTTTGCTGGTAACGGTCGAACTGCCGCTTTCAACCTCCGCCACCTGATGAGTGTGTTCGTTATAGGCATCGCGGAGTTGTTTCAGTGTCACGGCATTGGAGCCGCTATTGTCGATGATATCGCCAGTGACATAGAGTCTCGGCGTGTCCAGCGTGACGCTTTCGGTCGCCGTCGCTTTGAGCGTTGTTGCGTTGTTGACGGTCACCGGCTGGCCATTGGCCTCAACGATGATCCCGTCCTTGGTCAATTTGACGTACATACCCCACTGGTTGTATATCACCGTCTCGCCGGCGTTCAGGCCGGCATGTCGATAGGACTGATGGTTCGAGGCGATAACCACCGCGCTGGAGCGGTCACCGCCGAGAAATCCCAGCACTACGTCAGTGCCGGCCGGCAATCCGGAGGAAAAACCGAATTCCGCCATGCGGGGGGTGTCGCCCCGGACCTCCATTGCCGTCGCGTATTGTACTCGCTGGATTACGCCGCTGTCGGATAACCCGGTCACTTTACCGATGCCGAGCATCATTTTTACCTGGCGGTAAAGTTTGGAAATGCTGCCGTTAATGTCCATTAATCAGCTCCGGGACCTCTTGATAGAATTGATACGGTTCAACGGTAAATGCTTCAGGGGGCATGAGAACCATTTGCGCTGCAGTGCCACGCTCATCACGGATATAGGAAACCTCGGACAACAACCAATTTTCGTTTTTGAGCCCAAAAACGGGGATCGAGATAGGTACCAATGTGTTCGGCTCCCACAATTTCCCGGCGCTGTCCCGCCAACTATCGACCGTCACCTGCAACATTTTCGATCGGCCATATCGGCGGTTCATTTCCCAATTAATGCACGCCTGGGCTTTGTCATGAGCAACCATGGTGCTTTCAACTATCACAATACGATGACGGTAACGCATCGTCAGCGCTTCCGGATCAGTGGCTGAAGCCCTGGTGATAGCGCTGTAATCCCCCGTCATTGGGGTAACAGACAAAGACACGCCGGTATAGTTAGAAAACCGTTCGTCCATAGACGATTCATAGGCCGCATCCTGAATATTTAAGCCCTGCGCTACTCCGCTTGCTGCTTTTTTAGCCCCGACTCGGGTCATAAGCAGATTGCCGTCCGGCTGGTCGTAATAAAGCAGCGCCGCCCATCGAGATATCCGGTCAATAATCTCCTGCGGAGTTTCACCCCAATTAAGGGTGAACTGCGGTACTGTTGCCAAACCATCGACGTCAGAAGAAACAGTAATGCCGTAGGGGCGTGCCAGACGCTGGGCGATTTGTAGCGCATTGGCGTTGCTGATCACGTTATTGGGCCACTCTGCCGAGCAATCGACCAGGTCCTCACATTTATTTCGGCCTATCGCCCTGACCTCATGACGGGAACGGCTAATCATCGGTGCCCACCGGTCGATATAGCCGGTGACTACCAGATCACTACCCAATTTGACCACGCAGGGGTCGCCCGGCTTCACTAATTGCTGTTCGTCGCTGCCGGGGTAATAGTCCATTAGCGACAGCTCAAAATCGCTGGGTAACCGCTCTATGCCGCGTGTCACGCGCACCCGGTCCCACCCGGAAATAATCTTGTTGTTGACGGTTAGGGTTAGTTCATCGCTCATGAGTTTAGGGCCTGGAACGTGCTCGGCATAAACGCCGGATGAATGGGGTCAGCCATCTTTACCAGGGACTCGGCGCGAGACGCGTCTTGATAGAGCCGATTGGCGATGTTCAGCGCCGGCAGTGCCCTGCTGAAATTGACCGTCTTGGTGTGCGCCAGGTCTGCGCCGGCAGTCTGTAGCGTGGTGACTGTCACGGAACGAAGTGCCTGCAGCTCACTGTAGACATCATCGTAGCCGGCATCCGCCACGGTCAGGGTAACCGCATCAATCACGGCGATAACTCTGCTCAACACGTTCATGGCGTCGTCGTAGCTGGATGGCGAATATTGAGACGCCGCGTTTGCCATAGCGCCGGCCGCCAGGACGATAAAATAAATCTGCGCAGCGGTGGCAATCTCGCTATCGCTGGTCGCCGGGCGGTAGGTGGTATCACTAAAATCAGCCAAGGATTCCCAGGCAAGGATCAGGTCGCTGATGCTGGCGATACCGCTATTGATGGCGTCAACGACTGACTGAACATTGTCTGAGTAATCCGACACCGTAGTGGACGCCAGTAATGTCGCGGTTGTGTCGTCTATGGCCTGGCGGTTTTCGATGGACTGCGCCATTTTTTGGGCCACCAACGTATCGTAGTCCGTGGTGTCATCGGTGGTATCGGTCGTGTTCGTCGCCCCTGAGGCATTGCCGCCGACCGCGCCGTCGTTGTAACGGCCATATCGGGTGGTGCCGAAAGTACTTTTCAGGGTGTTGTTAAGATTCGTGGCCTGATCCGATATGTTGGTGACCATGCGTACCCAAAACTGACCGGTGCTTTTCAGCGTCTTTATCGCCTGGGTAACGGTGCGTAGATCCCCGCTAACCTCCGAGACAAACGTAGCCGCAGTTTTTGACGCCAGCGACAACCAGGAAGTGTTTACCGTAGAGGCGGCACTGTCCGCGCCGGTGATGGCGAATACTTTTAATCCGGACTCGATAACCGTCAGGGTAAATTCGAATGCCCGGCCAGAGGTCATCGCCTCGCTGATCCTGAGTCCGCCCTCGGGGATGCTGACTGTTAATTCCCCCAGAGTGGGATGAACCAGCGTACCGGCCCCGTTAGTCTCGCAAGCGGCCACCAGCGAATCACGTTGCGTCATTACATCGGAAGCAGTATAGAGCAGGCTGCTCTGCACGATAAAGCCGCGCAATGTCAGTCGGCGAGTTGAACGCCCAATATCTTCCACCCACGCCATATCGCGATAAGGGTATTCGTGAACTGCCTGACGCCGGCCAAAATGGCTCTCACCCGTTACGACCGCAAACGGAACGCCGCGAAATGAGGCGGAATGCAGATGCTCGGACCATTTCCAACTGTCACCGGAACCACCCAGGAGTGAGGATAATTCGTCGCTTAATATGGACATGCCTTACCCCATATAAGAAAAACCCTCCGTAGAGGGTTATTAGAGAAATTCATTTTATTTAATTTTTTTAGCTGTGATTCCAGAGCCATTTATATAATCTAATTCATAAATATCTCCCACGGTAGAGCTTATAAATACCCTATTGCCATCTATAATCCTAAATGACTGAATTGTAATATTATTCTTCGCATGAATAGATGAGTTTATATTCATGGCGCTATAACACAACGTATTTTTGTTACTATAAAATTCCTTAATTTCCTGAGAGCACTTTCCTATATCACCAAAGAATCCATGTAAAAGATAAATTATACATATCAAAATCACAGAAAAAACAACAGTTACTAATCTCATTATTTTTCTTTTAATGGATGAGGCCTTACTAAATGATTGATAAAGACATAATAAAAATAAAATAAATAAAATTATTATATAAGTCATAATTTCAATTCCTTTTTAGCAAAGGAATATATTACCAATAATTATTATTGTATTGCTACTGATATGACATTGAAGTAGAGATTTTTGACCCTTCCGTATTTATGATCCGTTTCTCACCGGTTTGACCGTTGGTGATCGTTAGCTCAATTTGAGTCTTACTGTCCTTCATGGCCATGGCAATTGCGTTGGCTATATCCTGCGCAGAAGATGAGGCGTTGGTTACAAGTTGCTCAGAATTAATTCTATACGGTGGCGCAACGATCGGATTGCTGTCTTCTGGTGACATCTGAGGGCTAACAGGCGAGTAACTTGGTAAGCCAGGCATAATTCTATTAAGGTAGTCTCTGGTTTCCTTGGGCGCATGATAAAGTCCATGCACCCTAACCCTCATTGGCCCCCAGTTATACGCGGCAACGGCCTTAGCCACATCACCATCAAACATCCTCAATAAATCAGACAGATATTTAGCGGCAGCTTCAGAAGATTTTCCAAAATCCATCCTATCGTCACGACTATTTAGCCCATAATCCCGACCGGTATCCGGCATAAATTGGAATGGCCCTTCAGCCCCAGCACTGGAGTAAAGGTGCTTTCCGCCACTTGATTCCGCCTGATAGACACGATTGAGTATTCCGGGTGGTAATTGAAATTTTTTCTCCAACTGCGGAAAAAGAGTGGTGCCCTGAACATTACCGTTGCTTTGGGAGTTGTAAGACGGCGGTTGAACGTAGAGCTTTTGAACATCACTATACAACTGCTGAGCTTGCCAAATGGGGCCGTAATAGCTATCGATTTTATCCAGTAATTCTTTTGATGCGTAGCCTAAGTAAAGATCTGTTTTTTCTTTAAATGAAAGCGTTTTCTTGAAGTTCTCGTCACCCTCTGCCTTACGCAGAATGTCGGCCTGTTTACCGCCATTGTTCCAAGTGAGAATGGATCCTATGGCTACGTTATCCGGACCGTTAACCATCAACTGTTTTATTTCATCAAGAGAGTTTCTTATCAGATCAGATTGCCCCAGCCATGACTGGGACTTCATGAGCATGCCATCCCAGGCGGCACCGACCTGGTTAATATCATCTCGAAAAGCCAGGGCGTTCTGAATATCCTGATCGCTAAAAATCAACCCGTCACGTTGGGCCTGCTCTTTCAGGCGTTGAATTTGGTCTGTGGACTGCCTGAGATAGTTAAGCATCTCAGGGGATAGGCCGGTTTTATCACCGAAAACGGCCTGTAGTGCTGGCGTCATCTGTACCAGTTTTTTATGCATATCGTCCAACAGACGATTCATGTCAACTACACCCTGGTCGTTATAATAAAGACCAATTCCTTTCGATTGCAGCAATCCTTCAAATTGCGGGTCAAGGCCTTGGATGGCGTTATTGGCACGGCTGAATAGATCGGTGATTGAGCTTTCAGCCTTATCCCGTTCGGCGCCGTTCTCCACCATCGCGCCGGTGAGCTCCTGGAATGCCCGAGTGGCCATGCCGATATTTTTTGCGGTTGTCTCGATGCGATAACCACTGCCGGCAAACTCCACCACACTATTTTTAACCGTGTTGATGACTTTGGCAATACCGCCCAGCCCCACTGTTAATCCGGCGACCATCTTCAGGGGAGGTACCAGATCACCAATAAACTGCACGCCATCCCTGGCATTCTTCGCCATGTTTTTAAAGCTAAAATTCAGCTTATCCAAGCCATCAAGGGATTCCTGTCCGCCCAGCTTAAGCCCGTCCTGGGTTTTGGTGAGGTTGGGCAGCAAATTTTTCACCGCCTCATCTATGCGCTGAATAGACGCACTTACCTGATCATCTGCCTTCAGCTCAAAATCAAAGGAATTAGCCACCTGATACCCTCACCTTGTTAATCCGTTCGCCCTGTCCTGCCCACCAGCGCAACTCACTCCACTTCAAAGACCACGCATCACGCGGACCCCAGTGATAATAAACCGTCACGTCAGCGATCAGTTCCCGCCAGTCTCCGCTGTCGGGGAGTAGTTCAAAAAACCCAGCAAATACCCCTCGCAAGCCTTGTAATCGGTGATAGCCAGTTTCTTGATGACCTCACGAGGCACAGCTGAGAGCAGCGAGATTAACAGCCCCATGGCACTAAGACCGCCTGCTTTGGTCTGTTCATCGTAAAACTGCTGTACCTGCAACAGCGTCGGCTCGCACAGATCCAGCGCTTCCCAGGTCTGCTTACCGCTATTATCCGATATGGGTTTGACCAGGGTGATGGTTTTGGTTCTTTCCAGTTCTGCCATGATTAATTCTCCGTTACCGAAGCGCCTTCCCAACGAATATCGAAGGTCGCTTCTGTGGAATCTACTTCCTGCACATTCACACACCACATGCCGGAGCCGATGATAGTTTTTCCGTTGGCCAACTCGGCCACCACAGTGATATTGGTTTGGCCGTTAAAATCCGCTACCGTGGTACCGCCGCTGTCGCGCACCTGGCAGGAGATGTAAGGTGCGTTAGGCGTCTCCTTGTAGCCATGCACCCCATCCATGCCGGTCAGAGTGTCCCGTTTCACGGTGGACGGACTGTATTTGAACTGCCCGGCCACCATGATGGTAATGCCGTCGCAGGTCACATACGCTGTGCCCGCGAGGCGATTAGTTGTATCAGCCATGTTTCCTCACGACGCCATCTGGCGGAATTGGTTAAGCAGCGCAAAAATGCGCAGTTGATCGATTAGCGTGCCATCCCACAACACATCGACTCGGTTCGGGTTGCTGGCGTTCTGCTGTACCAGCAACCCGGCGGCGAATCCGGCAGCGTTTTGCACATAGCCGTTGGTCACCAACGTGGCGTACTGGGCAATCAGTTCGGCGCGGATGATGTTCGGCGTCACAATCGCCGCGCCGGCGGCAAACCGGGTACCATCGGCAGCCAGTTTCATCCGGGCGAATTTCGAGGTGATCTGCGTTTTCAGGTAGCGGGTGACGTACATCAGCAAAAACATCGTCTCGATTTCCAGATAGCTGTTGTCCTCAGCGCCATAGCTGTTGGTCTGGTAGGTGGTGATAATGTTTTCCACCGCCACGGTACCGTCATCGGCCACGGTGAACGTCGATATACCGCTGTAGAGCAAGTTATTGCGCTCCGTCTGGGTAAAGCGGCTGGCGTCCGGCGGCGCCAGCACACCGCTGATAGTCAAGGTTTGCACCGGGCGCCCGGGGTCATTGCGCAGACTGTTGGCAATTGCCCCATAGGTGGCCGCGGCCCAGACATAGGCCGGTGTTGGCGAATCATAAACGCCCAGCAGCGATTCATGCTGGTTGTTGCGCGCCTCACCCGAGGCGGTCAGGGTGCCATAGGTGCCGGCCAGCGTGCCGAAACTGTGTCCATAGAGTTGCGAGGCATAGCCCCACCGCCCGCCGCTGTCGGACAGGAACGTTTTCAGCGCGTCCAGTGACGTCGTGTCGGTATAGGGGTTGATGATAAAATCGTAGGTTTTATCCCCCAGGTTGGCCAGCGCATCGTTTAAATCCGGCGCACTGGCGCCGCCGGCCATGGCGACGATGGTCAGCGTTAACCCAGTGGGCGTCGCCTCACCACCGGCGCTGCCCTGGTAATTCAGGCGAATATCAATGCCGTTGCCATGCGCACCGGCGTTTTTCACTGTCAGTGTAATGACGGCCGCCGCCGCGGATGCGGTTACCGGCAATGATGTGCTGGCATTGATGGCGGCTGCCAGGGCGGTCGCGATAGCGGCCACAGTATCAGTGGCCACTACCGTCAACTGCACCCGGATACCGGCGATATAGAGTGAAATCACTCCGGTTTCGCTGGGCGCGCTGGCCACGGTAATTTTGCCGGTCGCGGCCGCCATGGTGTCGCCATCATCCGACAGCGGCAGCAGATAAATTTCGCCGGCGGTATCGTTGGCCAGGTAGGCAGTGATGAGCGAATGGAGCATTGAACCGGCGCCACACACGCCCGCTACCGTGGTCGCCGAGGACGCGAGTAACGGCACGTTCGGCGTCGCGGTGCCGGTGGGTAATTGCTGGCCGATAATCAGCGTGCGCTGGGTAGCGGTAGCGGTATTCGCCTGGGAGTTATCGAACTCGGCGTAAAACAGCGGCGTGCGCAAATTGCTGGGAATTTTAGTGAATGGGATCGTCATTATTTAGTATCCTCTTGCGCCGCTGTGGAAGCCGTTGCAGTGGCGGAGGCTGCTGTATCGGTGCTATCCGCCGGTGCTGAAGTTGCCGCCGCGATCGACACATCCCCGTCCCGTAGCCGGCGGCGCCAGAAACTGGTATCCGGCACTTCCGCCCCTTCTGCGGGCAACAACGTGCCTTTGACCGGGTCACGCACCGCGCGCCCAGTATTGGGTTTCACAAACATGGGTTACTCCAGATTTATTGAGGCAGGTCGACCGCCACCACAGGTTCGGTGGTGCCGTCAGGCATTTTGATGGTCGTGTCGATGCCGGCCAGCGGCACGGTTTCAACCGGATAAAAATCCTCCGGCCCCTGGTAATACTCGATTTCCAGCTCCATCGAGAGTTGAGCTATGTGACCCTCGCCGCTGGTATTCAGATCGATACGCGAGCGAATGGCTTTAAACTGCTGGATTTGCCGGGTCAGGTCATAACTGTTGATGACCGCCCGCTCGATGTCTTCACGTAGCGACTCCAGCGCCTGTTGGGCTTTAATCGCGCCGTCATTGTCGGCAGCGCTGTCCAACTCTTGCAGGCGGCCGGAAATCAACACTGTCGTGGTGGTGTTAAACTGCGGAGCGTTGCGGCCCAGCGATTGTTTATCGTCAAAGGCGGTCTGTACTAGTATGGCCGGGTACATATCCTCGGAGGTTGACCAGTCCTGGGGCGAAAACACATTCGCGCCGGCCGCCGTTTTGCCCTGTAGTGCAGTGACCACCAGCCCGCGTAATATGGCAGCGTTCATGTGCCCACCCTGTTCAAAATAAGAATGCTCCCGCCGTGGCTATCGGGTTGTACGTTGTTGATCACAAACAGCGTTTGCACCCGATAGACATACACCCGGTCGCCCGTCTGAGGTGGTGAGGAAAATACCGCATCGCGCACGCCCAGCACCGGATGGGTGGAATTGATGGTCGGGCCGTCGTCGATGGATTCCACCGCCTCGGTATAGGCCCGATCAAAAATTCCGGGGATGTCGTAGGCTGTACCCGCTTTCGGCCGGTAATTAACCGGCTCGCCGAACACTGCCTGGAGGGGCGCCAGGAGATTCACATCCCAGTTGATGCCCATGGCTATGCCTTGGTTTCAACCGGGCCCTGAACAGTGGTATTGTCCTGGGTAGAAACCGACACGGCTGCCGGTTGTTCCGCGGCGGCGGCCTGCAATGATTCTCGCGTCGCGACGAAGCCGGCTTTGATGAGATGCTCAGCAGATTCCTCATCCAGAGTGATCAGTGTGTTCTGCGGATATTTGGTGCCGTCGTGGTGCACGGTTTTGCCTTTCAGCACCACAACTTCGACCGTTGCATTTTCAGTTGCTTTAGCCATTATGCCACCACCGTTGCGCAAAGAGAGGCATTAACCCGGCTGGGAATGACGATCGGCGCGGATTGCATCAGCAGATAGCGCTGGGCGGGATCGGGCATCACCCAGGTTTTGGGCGCATAGGACATTGGGCCATAATTGAAGGCCGGATCCAGAATGACGCCGAACGCCCGGGTACCCATCAGACCGGCGCCGCACATAATGACCGTACCATCCACCAGCATCGGTTGTTCTGCCCCGGCGGCATCCAAATACCAATCGTTGTACAGCCACAGATCGAAGTTACCCCAACGGCCTTTGTATACCGCCCCTTTCTCATTGCGTGCGCCGGCATCAATCTGATTACCAAACGGACTCATGTTGGGAAATACAATGGCGTTGTCTTTGATAGACGTATCCAGGCGGAACGCCAACCAGGATTTCGGGGTAAAAATCAGATCGGTGGCATTGGCACCGGATTTTTGCAGGTAAAGCACCTGCCAGGTTTCGATATTACTCGACGGCAGGGTATTGGTTGCTCCTGCGTCCACCGTTGTCGGCCACAGACTGGCACCGCTCAGCGCAATAGTCAGTGCGCTATCGCGGCCAAAATCCACCACGGTAGTTTCGTAACCCTCGCCCGAAACTGTCACCGTTGCGCTTTGCAGTGCCTGGGCCGCCATCCACTCCATGCGGCGATTGAGCATGTCAATCTGGTCAGCCATCTCGAACTGAATGTTGATCATCTCGCGTTCGGCCGCGGTATATTCACCGCCGATACGCTCACCGATTTGCCGGCGGACCGGTTTGCGCAGATCGGGGGCGCGTTTATCCTTGATGTAGGGCGGTTTGAAGGTATTGGTCTGGTAGCGACGGCTTTCCACCAACTTACCTTCGACCAGCGGCGAGCAAAACGGTGCCATGCGGCGCAGGCCAACATCGACGTCGATGGAAACGAACTCGGTCTCGCTATTTACCACATTAGGGAAAAACCGGTCCAGCAGCCAATTCTGAGAGGTTTTCAGATTGGGGATCAACTGTACCAGTTGGTCAGTATCGAAAATATTCATAGGGTTCTCGCAAGAAAAAGACGTACGAAACCACCAGCGCGTGGCACCGGGATGGCATCAGATAACAGGATTTAGGATAGCGAAGCGGGCGCTTGAACGGAGTCGCGCAGGAAAATACCGAGAGAACGAAACGCGGGTTTGAGGGTAGCCGCCGTCCAACTGGTGTCAAACGTCAGGCGGTTTTGGTTAAACTCACCCATCAGGTATACGCCACCGGTCACATCGGCCGCGGTCGCGTCAACGTCATCGGCCAAGATAGCCGCCGGCGTCTGGCTGCCGTCGGTAGCGGTGGCCACGCAGAGCGTATATTTCCCGGATGCCGTAACCACACCCAACACGGTGCCGCGGACATATCTCGCCGTGGCGCCGGTCAGGATAGTCACGGTATCCGTGACGAGTTGAAGGGGCCCGGAAACAAGCTGATCCGGGATGAACGTATCCTGGCGGGCGTTGGGCTGCCAGGAGTTATCACCAAATTGATTGACCGTCATTATTTATTACCCACTGCCTGGTTATAGAGGCTGGTCGCACGATTGACCAGGGCCGATTTACCGTTTGAACCGCCGTCTGCGCCCAGCTTGACGTTGGGAACGTCTTGCATGCGGGCATCGAGACTGCGCCGTCCGGTGGAAACCTCCGGGGCCGAGCTGGCCAGTACGCGGATGGCCGCCCTGGCTGACATGGACGTATTGAACGCCAGCGACGCCGCTAACGCCGGTCGTCCGGCGGCATGCTGGCTGGCAAAGATAGCGGCGCAGCGCGACTTTTCGGCCTTGCGGCCTTTTTTGACGTTCTTGTCTTCATCCTTATCGTCGTCATCATCGTCGGCAGCGTCCGGATCATCATCGTCATCATCGTCGGCGCGCTTAGCCGTTTTGCCTTCTTTTTTGTCATCGTCCTTTCCGTCGTCATCGTCTTCAGAGGCGTCCGGATCATCGTCGTCCTTGCGGTCATCGTCCTCAGCCTTGCGGGCTTTTTTGGACTTTTGCTTGTTGTCCTCATCGTCTTCAGCGGCGGATGGGGCGCGGCCCAACAGGTGTGCAAAATTAAACATATTATTCTCCAGCTTGTTTTAACAATTGCCTGAATGCGGCGTCCGGGGTCATGACCCTATCAGCCAGACCCAGTTCAACGCCGGCCGCCGCCATAAAACAGGCCGCCTGCGTATCACGGATGGTTTTTTCAGATATCCCGCGGTTGCGGGCGACGGTACTCACAAACAGCCGGCCGATTTCATCGACATCCGACTGAATGGCCTCGCGCGCGGTGTCGGACAACTCGACGTAGGGGTTACCCTCGAATTTCCGGTCCCCGTAGGTAATGATGGTGACCTGCAACCCGTCGCTTTTTATCTTTTGTGACCAGTCGACATGCATCACAATGACGCCGACCGACCCCACCCCGCCGGTACGCGGCACGCAAATGCAATCCGCGGCACTCGCCAGGGCATAGGCGGCGGAATAAGCGTTTTCCGTCAGGATGGCATGTATCGGCTTATCGCCGCGGGATTTATAAATGGTGTCCACCAGGTCGAAACAGCCGGCCACCTCGCCGCCCGGGGAATCGATATCCAGGCAGATACCTTTGACATCCGGGTCATAGAGGGCGGTCAGAAAACTCTGCCGGATGCCATCATAACCGGTCATGCCGCTGTAGGGTCGCAATGAGCCCAGCTTTTGCACCAGCGTGCCCTGGATGGGAATGACGGCGATCCCCTCGACAAGCTCATAACCGATGTCATTGCTCTTTTTGTGGCTGAACGAGTCGACCTCATCGTCGCCCCAGACGGAGGCCGATTTGATTTGGGTGATGCCGAACCGCTCCGACAGCGCCGCCATCACCACTTCGGCCTTAAGCGGGTGAATAGCCAGCGGCACATTAAAAAGCCGCTGGGCCAGGTGAGGTAAATTAATCACTGGACCTCCGGATCCTTTATTTTTTCGGGTGCCAGTAAATCAGCATCCATCCAGGTGAATGGCGTCAACCCGCGTTCCTCCAGCGCCTCTTTTTCACGTTTGCGCTGATCGAGATTTTCTTCCCAATCCTCGCCCTCGTTTTCAGCGACCTCACGCTCCAGCGTAGAGAGGCCGGATTCCATCCCCAGGATAGAACCCTTCTTCTCAGCGACCGGGTCAACCCAACCACGTCCCGGCCCCATCCAATTCGCCCGACAATAGGCTGTTCTGGCCTCCAAGAAATCCGGGGCGCTGGCCGGCAGCGGCAAGTCACCAACGTCGAAAACCTCTTCAATGAAGGCGGACAGGATGGGTTGGCAAAAACCCATGGCATAATCGGCGCGCCGTCGGGTCAATGTTTTCCATGCCTCCAACATGGCGGCGCGGGCGCTGGAGTAATTCACATCCGACCAGTCCTGGGAGATCTGTTGAGCAGAAAGCCCGGTGGCGGCTGAGATGTTGCGCAGCACCGCGTTTTCAAAATCTCGAAAATTACTGGTCGGCCGGGCGGCATTGACGGTACCGAGAGTTTCGCCCGGGTATAGCGCGGTGATACGAGCGCCGTTTTGCAGGGATATCCGCCGATCGTTGTGAAACTCGGCGCGTCCGGTCTGATAGTCACCCAACTCCGACACGCTGCCGGCGCCGAGCGCACCCTCGACCATTTGCGGGTCATACGGCGATTGGATATACGCGCCAAAAATCGAATTGAGGATCGCGGCTTCCAGTTCGGTATGGTCATATTTGATGAGCATTTTCATTTTCTGAACGATAGGTGCCAGGATGCCATTACCCCGGTGCTGCGCACCCCGTTCATGGTCAAAATCGTGAACAATGATGGGACGCCCCCAAGACGTCTCGCGGGGAATTTTTTTCCAGGTCAGGCTTTTTTCTGCGTTATACCAATCGCCCATATGCGCCTGGCGCAGCCAGTACGCCACCGGTGCGCCGTCGTCGTCGATTTCCACCCCGCCGCGGGTATAACGCAGATCGAACTGCTGTTGCGGATTACTCAATCGGTCCGGATCAACAATCTGTATTGCGGTGGCGTAACGAGCGCGCCCCGGCCCGAGCCGGTCAGTCCGGTATTGCAAGTAGGCCAGCGCATCGCCGTCGACTAATTTGTGCCGAAACCCGAGGCGGATCATCTGTGAAACGGTCTGCTTGCGCTCCACATCACAGTAACGACCCTCATCGTTCGCCCAGGTGCGCCAGGCGGCCTCTACAACACGGCCATATTCATCCGCCCAGGTAGCGTCAAACGCCTTGTTACCGCTCATGATCGCCAGCGCCCGATAATCCGGTTTGATAATCGGCCGGAAATTGGCACCGATGGCATTATCCAGGATGCGGGTGATGCTGCCGGCGGCCCAGCCGTCATTACGAACTAAATCCCGGATACGCGACACAATGCGGTCGCGGTAAATATTGATTTCGTTATCCGGCGACCACAGCGCCGGCTGCCAGTTGGCCAACTGGTCGCTGAAGGTGTCGGCGGCGTCATAGGGAACCCGGCCGCTGCCGTTAAGCGCCGCTGGCCGCGGCCGGGCCGGCGCCAAGGGTTGGCCATTGGGGCCTAAAATTCTGACTTCGCTCATCAGTAACGAAACCTTATCGCCCGGCGCGGGCGAGGAACTATCCCCAGTTGAGCTTGCAGGAGCTGGATCAGTGCCATCAATTGCTGCATGCTGGTCGGCATGTACGTCACAGAACGGGTACCGTCGCCCTGAGCATAGGAAAAAGAAACGCCCTTGACGCCCATGGATAAATCAAGATATGCCTGCTGTGCGGAGTCCAGCGCCGCTTGCAACTGCGCGGTACTCATTCCCGCCAGCAGACTGGTGTTTTTATCAAACATAGGAAATCCTTTAGGCCAAGAGATCGGACATGCGCTTGCGCGCCGCCGGCGCGTCGGGCGTGGAGATAATCACGCCAGGGAGGCGCAGTTGCGGTTTTTCCTCGGGTTGCGCCGGCGGCGGCTCCAAGGCGTCCGGATTGGTTGCGATAGCGTCAGCGGTAACGTTCAGTTTCAGCCCCAGATAGAGCAGCCCGCACAGTGCGCCATAGGCGTACACCCGACAGTCGAGCGCCTCATTCGCCCGACCCGGCAGTTGCTCCCAAACACGATAACGCTGGCCGCCGGCAGTTTTCAGCACCGACCGCTCGGCCAGGAGTTGGCCGAAATAATTCAAATCCCGTTCAACCGGAAAATGCATGTAGCCAGCCGCCAGCTGACCCGGTTCCGGTGGCTCAATGTGCAACCGGGCGCGGACCGAATCCTTCGCGGCATTGACGCCCAGAATGATTGGGCGGAATTGTGATTTTGTCCGTGATGTCGGTTTTTTAGTCGGCCAGACCGGCGAGCGTTTGCCGCCGCGGGCCGACTCACCTTTGATTGCCCAAATGCGCCGGCCAAGCCGGTCTTTACAAAATTCATAGACCTTTTGCGTGTGGTGGCCGCCGGAGTCCATGCAGGCCGCCATGATCGTGAATCCCCGGCCATCAGCCCGGCGCCAAATTTGTTTCAGGTAGGCGTCCAGCCGGTGCCAGGGTTCGTCCGTTTCCAAATCGCCCTCAATGACATCGTGAGCAATGGACCAGCTTTCCTCATTACGGCCCCAACCTACCACTTCCAGTTCGAATCGGTCATCTTGGGTATCGATACCCACGGTAAGCGCGGCCACGCCGTCCGGCACCTCGGCCGGGTAGACCTCGCAGCGTTCAACCAACCGGCGTTCGCTCAGTGCTTTCTCGCCGCGGTCTTCATAGGACTCGCCCAGCACCAAGTTGATGAACGTCTGGCGCATCAGAGGGTCATCTTTTACCCGCAACCATTCGGCCACCAGGTGTTTCCATGCCGCATTCGGGAACAGACTATAGGCGGCCCAGATATGAAAACCGGCATTGCCAGTAAACGGTTTAGTTGGGCGCCATTCGCCGCGTTTGAGCATTCCAGGCAAATCGCTATGGCGGATGACACAGCCATTATGCCGGCAAGCGTAATATGCCGTTTCCGGCAGCCCGTTGCCGTTTTCGTCTTTGTCCCACTTGATACCGTAGGGCGTGTCAGTCCCGCCCCACTCCAACACCTGATATTCGCCACAGTGCGGACATGGCACGTAGAAAAACCGCTGATCACTCTCATCGAACGCTTTATCAATACGGCTTGTTCCTTTAACCGTCGGTGTCGACCCGACGCCGATCTTTCGATTCCAGAACGTCTCGGAACGCTTGATACCCAGGGCAATCTGGTCACCTTCCATCCCGGCGCCGCCGGCCGGGTACCCGTCAACCTCATCGAACAAGATGATCCGGCAGGTGATGCGCCGGAAACCGCCGGGGCTATTGGCCCCGGTCAGGGTCAGGTTGGCGCCATTGGCGAACGTCTTTTTCAGGATGGTTTGATTACTATCCTTGGCTTTTGGGTCAGGGCAGATTTCTGTCAGTGCCGGCGTGTCGCGCAGCATCGGCATGATTTCGGTTTTGCTGTAGTCCTCGGCGTCCTCAACCCGAGGTTGCACCACCAGAATGGGCGATGGGTCATGCGAGAGGTAGTAGGCGATCACATGGTCGAGTATTTTGGTATAGCCGACGCGGGCCGATTTTTTGACCGTGACCTGCATTACGGCCGGATCGGTGAACGCATCCATGATGCCGTTCTGATAAGCAAAGGCGCGGAATTTGCCGGTCTGGGCACTCGTTTCCTTTGAGAGTACGGCATGCTTATTGGCCCATTCGCTCAGTGATAACGGCTCGGGCGGATTGATATTGGTCCGGCTATGGAGTAATCCGCTGGAAAAATTATGCCAGGCGGTCGAGTTGACCTTCCCCGTGGTCGTTGTTTGTGTCAAGGCTCAACTCCTCCATTGCCTCATAAACCACCTCTTGAAGAGCCGCCACAAACTCGGCGTCATTCGAGGTTGAGGCCAACACCCGCAACCGGGGGCCATGCTCGGGCGCAATGGCAATCAACCGAGTACGCATGCGTGAGTACTCCATACCCACGGCCTCGATCATGGGTTTATAGGGAAGTAGTAGACCGGATTTTTCATCATTTTCCAGCTTGGCCAACTCTGCCAGGTAATGCTCCTTCATAGCGCGCGACTCTTCTATCGGGCGGATTGTGACCTGTCCGCTGGATAATTCGTCATAAATTTTCTCAGCGCGCTCCTTGAGATTATCGGAATCCTGATCCGGTTTTTTCTTCGCGTTCTTGGTCCGGATATCCGTACTGTCACGGTAGCGCTTTAAGTTTTCATCGCTGGCCTCGACGTCCACTTTTTTCCCATCCATGACTATGTACTGACCGGACTTTATCCAACGGGTTACCGTCTTGCGGTCGACACCAGCATGGTCAGCGTAGGCACTGATGCTCATCGTGGACATGGGACATTTTTCTCTCAAAGTGGGACATGAATGGTCAATGGGACGATGTCCCAGAAAACTGGGACACAAACGGAACATTCTCTAAAGCCAAAATCTGTCACCAGCCGTTGTGCCGCAAAGGATTAAACATTTTTGCAACATTGGGACATGGGACACAAATTCAAAATTTCATAGCTAGACGCAAAACGCGGCGCGCAATGCCCGCGTGTTAGACCCCTCGGGGAAGGACCCAAACGGGAATGGCTCTCATCTAGCGGTCCTCATTGCTTCATCGAGCGCCTTGCTCATCTCGCCCGGCATCCGCCGGTCCGCCATCGTTTGGGCTGTCTTCATATACCCCAGATGCTCCTGTACCGGTAGTGCGTTACCGAATCGGATAAGTAGCCGCAGTTTTGTGGTGTTGCTCCGCTCGCGCCGCGTACCCTTCGCTGAACGAGGTAGGCGTTTCTTTCCTTTGCGGCCGGCCTTTACCTTGACCCGCTGCCAGACACCATTCACACCATCGACCGTTCCGATAAACACGTCGCGGCGCGCTTTCAGTTGCGCCAGTTTGTTCTTGGTAAGGTTGCCGTACTTGTTCAACCGGATATCTTTGGGATTAAGCAATGCCTGGCTATTCAGCTTATGCACGCCCCCGAACTCGAATGGCTCCAGGTATGCGGCGGCAATGTTACGCACAAACACCTTTGCGACCAGGTTGTCTTTGCGGGCGCCTATCGAGCCGACGGCATTAACCGTGAACGGCGTGGGGCTTTGCAAAACCCGCTGCATTTTGACCTTTTCAGCTTCCTGAATCTGGCGCGCTGTACTGGTCAATGCCCTGGCCATCGCGTAGGGGATCTGCCGTTGCAATGACTGCAACTGTCTGGACAGATCTCTGAGATTGGCCATGTTTTCCCCTGAAGATAAAAAGCCACCAGCAACCAAGCCTTGATGGCGGTGAGTGTTGCTGATGACTTTGCTTGCACATTGGTATATCCACTCGGTGGATGGTTATACCAACAGGGTTTATTCAATTATCTAAAGGTTGATATTTATCACATCATCTGTACATAAAAGTAATAATATTCTCATTTCCAACAATCTGTAAAACGAGATAAAAATAATGTACGAATACAAGATTACTTACATTTTCAAAAAAAAAAGAAAAACATTCACATACCCCACAAAGATCAAACTAGTTTATAGTGAAGAAGATAAAAACGATCAGCTTATCAAGCCCCTAGCTGCTGAAAATGAGGGCGGACTTCCTTTACTTGATTACCCGAGAGGACAGGATAAAGAAGCGCTGTCACCGATAGAAATCATTTCCATTGAAATGGAGAATATCACCGACTGACAAAAAATAAACTCGTTGAAAATCCCTCTATATCAGCACTTCACCGCAGGCCCACTTTATGAATGGGCCTTACACTGATTACTTCATGACCTAGTCAGTCGGCCCTTCCCTGTTTCCATCAGAACAAAATTAAACTGCATAAAATATTTTTCTTCCCAGGCAATAATCCGTTCTTTGATAATCTGTTTCGCCTTCTTTCGTGCGAGCATTGAACCAGATCCCTTGCTCGCCTCAACGAATGTAACCGCGTCAAAGCGAGATATGTCATGGGCTTCGATTTCAGCTTCTGACAATGGAAGTGGTTTACGTGCGGCGAAGCCATTTACCCAATAATCATGGAGGGCCTTGAAGCACTCTTCTTGATACGCAACAAGCCTTTCACGAATTGCGATCTTCACTTTCGCTGGGTTGATGCTGAACAACCAGCCGTTAAGCTTGCGCAGTGGCATGCAAAGCATCTGTTGAGGGCCGCCACTTGAAGGGATGGTCATATGACCACACCCAAACTTTTCTTTCTGTGACGTCAACTTACGATACTGCGTCTTCCAGTTAAGGCCTATGCCTTCAACAATCGGCCTCATGGCGACAAATTCAGTGCCATTATCCCGAATAGTTGTCAGTTTATTGCCATTGAACATTACTTCAGCACTGAGCGGACATTGCATGGTGACTTCCTTCAAAAAAGAGCCCTCAGTTCACGCAGGACAGCCAGCACCCGAGGTCACCAATAACTGGCGTCCTCTGAAGGCACTTTTGTGAATGGACTCGGGATAGGGTTACGCTCGTGACAGCGTGTTTATTGCTGGTATAAAAAAGCCCCGGATTTACCGAGGCTGTATGCTTCTTGAGGTGATTACAGCTTCTTGGCCAGGGCCACCGCTTCGGCGAACACCGACTCGACATCATGCCCCGCCAGCAACAGAACTGATTTCAGTTTGGCAGCGAACGCGTCCAGATCTGCCTCTACGGTCTGTACGATGGTCTCAGTTGCCGGCGCAGCGGGTGCCGGGTCTGTAGCTGCCACAGCTACAAATGCCAGGGTGTTTACGCTGGCAGTCGTGCCATCTGCCAGGGTTGAAACCAGAGTCGCAGCGCCGACAGTGGTGCTTACCAGACTGACAGATACCTGACCATTGGCGTCAGTGGTTCCCTGCG